TACCAGGGGATCGCTGACGCAATGGCAATCTCTTGGGAGAACGTCAAAGCGATGGCATCCGCCGACGAGAAATCTACACCGAAGGAAACGACTTTATGACTACTGAAAACACCGACACACCACTGAAGGCGGATTGCCCATCCGCGCCTTGTTCTGCTCTTGAGTTCCTCGCGCAAGAACTGGACATGCCAGCCGAACACATCCGCGAAGCCGCAAGGGCGATGCGATATGAAAGGATCGCCACGGCCGCAGACGAACTGCACGGCGCAGTCTTCACGATGCTGAGAGACTGGCGAGATGGAGACTTCAAGCTCCCGTCACTCGCGGTGATCCACATGGAGGGAATCGAGATCAAGGCCGTCGAACTTGGGAAGCTCTTATTCCGTATGCAGAACAGCCAAGCACAGCCGCCAAAGGTCGACTGATGCGACCTGTTCGGAAATTTAACTGATTAGAATTATGAACACAGACACACCGACACCGAGAACAAATAAAGCATTCCTAGACGGATACACATTTTGCAAAGAAGACATGATGCCTGCTGTTGCATTTGCAAGCCAACTTGAACGTGAACTCACCGCCGTCACCGAGCAGCGCGACAGGCTACAAAAGATCGTTGATGAGCAATGTCGAGTGTCTTCGGTATGCCGTGAATACCGAGAGCAGCGTGACAGGCTGGCGGAGGTTTTGCAACTTTTCCTTAATCGAGTGCAATATAACTCTGTATTTATGGATGGAAAACTAAGAGGTGGAACATTTGATTACCGATCATCTGGATTTGATAGCGAGGTTGAACAAGCTTACAAAGCCCTCGCCGCCGTGAAAGGAGGGAGCGATGAGTGAAGAAGAACAAAGAATAGCGATTGCGGAGGCTTGTGGGTGGGAGAAAAAATACAGCAGCATGTATGATAAAAAATGCTGGTATAATAAATTAGGAACAAAAGTTACGCCAACTCAAGATCAACTGCCTGACTACCTCAACGACCTTAACGCAATGCACGAAGCGGAGAAGATATTTGATTACGCACTGTATTGCCGCTATATTAACGAGCTTTGTGACGTAACTATTAAGGGAAACAATAGTATGTATATGGCAACCGCAGCCCAACGAGCAGAGGCTTTCCTTAAAACGATTGGCAAGTGGAAAGGAAAGAGCCATGAGTGATACACCAGCACAAGATTGCTTCGAAGAACCTTGCAAACATTGTGGATCAACCAAAGGCTTCTGGTTTAGTAGATCAGAGCCTATGGGATACTTCTGCGAGGAGTGCGGTATGCCAGACAACAAGGAATTACTTGAGAAACCCTAAGAAAACCCTATGTAAATCCTATTCAAACCCTATGAAAACCTTATGTAAAGTTGATCATATGACCGACAAAATACGCCTCAACCCACCAGAAACAGCCCCAAAGAACGGGGCGATCATCCTTGCAGAGTTTGGAGACGGAAGGCTGATGCCTGCCATGTGGTGTTTTTACTCTAAGGTCTGGGTCATTGCCATGCCCACAGTGGATGTGGTCACAGCTATCCCGACCTATGAGCGATTCTTCCTGAACGAAACCGAGGAGCCAAACAGAATCAGAGGCTGGCTATCCATACCGACTGATTGGTTCTACCACATCCGGGACAATCAAACGCCAATCGAACAAAGATAAAGCCCACCGCATTTTTTTCTTGACAGTCCGACACCCTATCTAGTTAAAATTGAATATTACGAAAAACCAATGATCATCGAAAACATGGCAAGCTATGAACAAGACTTTGCAGCCGCAATAGATACGGAGGCAGAGATCCTTGCAGATCGTTATGGTGTCAGCCTAAAGGTTGCCAACCTGATCATCCGAGACAATAAGTCTAAGCAGACACAACAAGATGCCTTGATTCTTGGTCAGGTCATTGGACTGTTGATGGCTTCAAAGAACTTACCCGTTATGATTCAGGCATTGGCTATTGCTGCTGGGCTTGATCAACTGAATGGAGCGAGAAGCGAGAAGGAGATCGCTGACCAGCTCGGTGTCACCAGATCGCTGCTGTCCCACTATGTTGTCGGATGGCGTGATCTGCTCAGTGGCAATCAATACAACTTCGACATCATTAAGCTGAGGAAGAAGAATGAGACTAGACAAACATATGCTGACCAGGCTAAGTCACCACTGTTGGCGTTAAAGAATAAACTAAGAGAAGAACTAAAGAGATGAACATAACCACACTGATTACAGATAAAGGATTGACCATACCTGAAGAAATCACACAGGCCCAGTGGTCTGATCTTCACAGATCAATCATGCTTGCTAAGAAGTCGGCAGGCAAATGGCTGAGTGAGTCGAGGAAGTTTGGCACTGAGCATTACGGCCTAGACTTCGTTGCCGAGACTGAAGTTCAGATGGAACTAAGCCTAGGCATCGAGAACAAAGAGAAGCCAAGCCCGGCAAACTCTGGAGACAAATCAAAAGCAATCGTAACGATTGAAGGAATTACCCAGTCGTTCAAGCTATGGCAACGCAAGGTCAAGGATGACATCGAGCATTGGGACAATGACAAGATCAAACGTGCGCTTGAGCTATTGAGTCCAATCGACGAGCAGATCCAGAAACTCAAACAGAAATTGGGTTGATTCCGAGAAAGGTAGACCACCCTAAGGAATCTCTTGATCAATTTTCTTTGATCGGAGTCATCCACACTTTTGTTATTTTTGCATGAATCACTCAAATTAAAACGATTGATTAAATGAAGCAGACAAAGAACCAGCGAGCAGCACAGATCGGGGTGTCAACCAATGCCTTACAAAGCTGGGAACGCTGCGGAGTGGACATCTGGGACGATGATCAGGTTCGGGACAAAATCAGCAAGCTGCGGAATATGCCACCGGATCTAAAGCCGGAGTGGATGCCAAAGAAAGACAAACTAGAAATCAACGAAGATGCAGACCCAACCCAAATTGACATCGAAAAGATCATTGCCCAGATCTCGACCGCTACGGACAGGCATTCGGCACAAACTGTCAAGACTCAGATTGACGCTCTGGTTAATGCTTACAAGCTCAGGGAGGCGGCTGGTAAGTATGTCTCAAGATCGACAGTCGAAGAATCGTTGATTCGGGTGGGGGCAGTCTTTAAGTCATCGCTTCTGAGGATGGAAGCTGACCTGCCACCGATGTTGGAGGGAATGAATCCAGCAGCAATAAAAGATGCGATAAGATCTAAGGTCGATGAGATATTGCGGAACATGGAGGAGGAATACCTGAAAGTGTATGGAGAGCCTGATTCATAACCTTTGCCAATGTGTGTTCCGGGCATCCTGTCCTCCGGCTCGATTGTCACCATCTGATTGGGCATCTGGTCGAGTTGCCATTCAAGATGGACTCACACCCAAATACCAGATCGAGAATGCACCATGGCAGAGGGAACCATTGGACACCTTGGCAAATGCCGAGGCAAAGGAGATTGTATTCTTAGCACCGATCGGAACAGGCAAGACCACATTCATGGAGGCTGGCTTGCAATACATCATTGCCGAAGATCCTGGCCCGACTCTGCTGGTCGGTCAAACCGATGACGATCTAAAAGACTGGGCAGAGACTCGAATGGATTACGCCATACGCAACACACCTGAGACAGCGGCATTGATTCCAGAAGATCGACACAAGAAGCGGAAGATGCAGATCCTATTTCCTGCAATGAGCCTGTTTCTGACGGGGGCTAATCTCAGTGGTTTGAATTCGAAGTCGATGCGTCGAGTTTTCAACGATGAGGCATGGCAATACCGACCCGGAATGCTGAACGAATCTAGGGGTCGATTGCATGATCGATGGAACAGACAGTTCTTTATCCTGTCACAAGCCGGGGTGGTCGGGGATGATCTCGACAAGTCATGGGAGCAGACAGACAAGCGAGAGTTCAGCTTTCCATGCCCGAGCTGCGGAACAGTCCAGCCTTGGCAATGGTGCAATGTTCGGGGCTATGAGGATGAAACCCAGAGCAATCTCGAAAGGGCAAAGCAGGCGCACATCGTCTGCCAGAATGACGAATGCGATCATGTCATCCAAGATTCACCGCAGCAACGCCGGAAAATCTGCGAATCTGCATACTATGTTCCGACGAACAAAGAAACCGCTTTGCCTGGTCACATCGGTTTTCATTACAATGTTCTCTGCAACTGGAGAAAGCCATTGTGGGAGATCGTCCTGTTGTGGCTGGAAGCCAAGGATGCTTTGAAGCATGGAAACACCGACAGGCTGCGGCAGTTCATCCAGAAGCGTTTGGCAGAGCCATGGCAGGAGGACATCACGGACAACAGGCAAGAGCTGGTAGGCGGAGGATACCTGATGAGCGAATACGCAGATGGGAAGCTGACCGAGGATGAGGGAGTGGTCAACAGCATCAGATTCCGGTTCATGACAATCGACGTTCAGGCAGATCACTTCTGGGTCGTGATCCGAGCATGGAAGCCGAACGGGGAAAGCATGAAACTTTATTTCGGCAGGATCGAAACCATCGAGGAGGCAGACGAGCTTGCCAAGCGTTATGGGATCAGCCCAACGATGGTGGTGATGGACTCCGGCTTTGCCTCCGATATGGTCTATTCCGTATGCGCTCGACGTAACTGGACGGCGCTCAAGGGATCATCCAGAGAAAGCTACCCTTGGCCAACCAAAGACGGGAAAACAAAGCTGCGACCATATCAGAAATTCTCGACAGCCAGCGCATCGAACGGCGCCACTTGCAGGTTTGCCCATTGGTCGAGTGATCGAATCAAGGATATCCTTTACGCTCACCGAACAGGGAAATCTGGATTGTGGTTGTTGCCGGATGATGTGTCACCTGAATACCTCAAGCAGATCGACGCCGAGACAAAACGGGAGGTCACAAACTCAAAAACCAAGCAGGTGGAATATCGCTGGGTTAAGACTCGACAGAACAACCACGCATGGGACTGCGAGGCGATGCAGATCGTTTTGGCAATGAACCTCCAGATCATCCAAGGCTTTGAGCTTTAACTTTGACACGCCGTCTTAAAACATGGGTGATGTAGACAGCGTATCAAAACTATGGGCAAGGCAGGCGATGAAGAACGCTCGGTTCCTGAACCTATTGAAAACCCGATATGATGCGCTTTTGATCCAGAGCATCTCGGAAGGTGGACTCGACAAGGTGACGAGCGCAACCAAGAACGGGATCTCGATGGGCAAGCAGGTCGGCCTGTCTGTGCCGGATGTCATGGAAGCCATGGAAAAAGCACTGGCGTATGTTGAGCTGGGGCAGATCCCTCAGACCACCAGAACGCTTGGGCGCTTTACCTACGGACGCTGGTTTTGACACATTCGCCTAATTGATGGCTATTCTCGACTCATACGGCAACCCTATCCAATACAAGGCAGCTAGAGCGGCACAATATCGTGGGCATCGGCCATGGGAGCCAATCGAGCGCAAAGATATCTCTGATCTGATTCCGTCAAATGACCGGATCAATCTGATGAGTCAGGCACGGAGGATTTACATCAACTTCGGGCCGATCAAAAACGCCATCAATCAGCGTTCGATGTATTCAGTCGGACGGGCATTCAGTCCACAATTCAGGGGGAGAGATACCGAGTTCGGGATCACAGCAATAGAGTGGCTGTCAAATATCTTCTACGCCATCGGAGACTCCAGAGGCGGGATGCACGATTTCAAGACGAACCTTTTCACATGGTCAACATCCTTGGACGTCGATGGTGAGATCTTCATCCTTCTGACAGAAACCAAGAATGGTTTCCCGATCTACCAAGGAATCCCATCACACCGGATCGCCAATCCAAACGGAATGCAGGACGGCCCGATGCGTGGGGGTGAACTGATCGACGGCATTGTCTACCTTGCCAGCGGAACTCCGAAGGAATACGCATTTTTGGACAAAGAAGGGAATCTGTCTGAGTGGATTCCGGCACAGAACATGATCCATCTTTACGATCCTGAGTGGCAATATCAGGGCAGGGGAATCAGCGCATTGACGCCTTGCATCAATGATTGCCGTGACATCATTCAGTCAACCGAGTGGGAGCGTCTGGCAATGATGCAGATGAGCAGCATCAGCCTGATCGAATACAACGAATCTGGTGGATCTGATATCGACGATCCTAGGAATATGCTTCTCGGTGGTTGTGATTCTGCAACACCGGGTCTCGTTGTCGAGAGCATGGACGGCGGAACAGTCCGATATTTCAAATCGAACAGCGGAGGCAAGATTGAAACCTTGGTCAACAATCGACCAGGCAACCCATTCTTGGACTTCCATGATCGCCTTCTCAAGTCATCTTATGCTTCACTCAACTGGCCGTATGCTTTCTACAATGGACACGGAGCAGGTGGTGGAACCGCACAACGCACCGAGATTGCCATGGCGCAACGAGCCATCGAGGACAGGCAGGATCTTCTTTTCTATGCAGCGAAACGCATTGTATCGTATGCAGTAGCCAAAGCCCAGAAGCGTGGTGATCTGCCACAATCTGAGGAATGGTACAAGTGGGAGTTCTCGACTCCACCGAAACTGACGATTGACGATGGTCGGGTCATGAAGGAGCTGGAATCAGCTTACAAGCTGGGTTTCAAATCAGCATCCGACATCACCTCAGCCATGGGCAGACAATATGCCGATGTCGTCAGGCAGAAAGCAGAGGAGGCAGCCATTCGCCAAATTATCACCGCAGAGATCGAGGAGAAATACGGGGTCAAGATTGATGCCCGTGAGATTGCCATGATGACGCCGAACGATCAGCCAGATCCAGACAACGCTCCGGTTCCTGAGCCAAACAGAAATGCAGAATAAGCCATGGCGATTGATCTCAAACCAACCGAAGCGATGGCGGAGGAAGCAGAGCGTGGTCTTGCATGGCGTGATGAGTTCAACCGAGGAGGCACGGAAGTTGGAGTGGCAAGAGCTAGGGACATCAGCAACCGCAGAAACCTATCTACAGACACCATCCGCAGAATGGTCAGCTATTTCGCAAGGCATGAGGTGGACAAGGAAGGAGAGGGCTTCTCACCGGGGGAGGAAGGATACCCATCAGCCGGGAGAATTGCTTGGGCATTATGGGGCGGGGATGCTGGACAATCATGGGCAAATGAAAAGAACCGACAAATTGACACCGAACAAGAAAGTAAGATGGAGATTCTAATCAACAACAAAGTAGGCAAGATCAAACTAAATGATGCCGTCACGCCATGGAGCGCAGATGACCTGATCAGCGAGATCGAAAAGCAATACGGAAACAAAGCCGTGGTCGAAAACATGGTGGTCGGAGGATTCCAATGTTCATCCGATGATGCTCTTGAAACCATTGAGATTGAGATCAACTCCCCAGGCGGAAGCGTTCTAGACGGGTATCGAATCTACAATGCTCTGATGCAAATGCGCTCACGGGGTGTCGAGGTGGTGGCAACTGTCAACACGCTGGCAGCTTCCATGGGTAGCGTCATCCTGATGGCAGCCGACAAGGTAAAGATCGTCGAGGGTGGACGCATCATGATTCACGAAGCATCTCAGACTGTATCTGGTGACAGTGAAGATCACGCCAGAGCAGCAAAGAATCTTGAGGAAATCTCAGAGGAAATCTCGATCATCTACGCCAACCGGACTGGTGCAAAACCAGAGGAAATGCGTGAGCTGATGAAGAAGGAAACTTGGATGGGAGCGAAAGAAGCAGTTGATCGCAAGTTTGCTGACGAGATCGTGAAATTTGACACCGGAGTAAAAAGCATGAGCATACTTGCTAAACTATTCCCGAACAACGATCAGGTCGCACAAATCGAAGCAGCCATCCAAGAGAACGAGTCGATCCGTGCAGAACTGGTTTCCGCTCAAGATCAAATTAAAGAACTGCAATCGCAGATCGAAGACAAGATCCAAGTCCAATCTGAGCTGGTAGAGGCAAAAGCCAAAGCATCTGAGTTTGAGGCAAAAATCGTTGAGCAGTCCGAGAAGATCGAATCTCTTGAAAAAGAGCTGACCGCACTCGACGAAAAAGCAGGTATCAAGGCAGCCGAACTTCTGGCAGCCACTGGTCATTCCGCTCCTGTTGATCTCAACAACGAAGCTGGTGAAAGCCGTTCACCACTTGAAATTTTTGAATCTCTGAAAGGTGCAGAAGCCACCGCTTTCTACAAAGCCAACCGCAAAGCGATCCTTGCAGAGCAAGCCAAAAAATAATCTCAATTAATCCACTAATATGTCCACTACATTCAACGACAAAATCTACACTCAGGAAGTCCTGAACGCATTCACGGCTGGTCTTGCACCGCTTCGTGCTTTCACTCGTTCCTTTTCTCCAGAAGCCCGGCGCAAAGGTGATGCCATCATCATCCCTCGTGTTGACGCTCTGTCCACCACGACCTTCGCCTATGCCAACAACAGTGGCTATCCTTACGAAACCGAAGGTGGCGTTGTTTCCGCAATCACGCTGAACCTCGATCAACACCAGATCGTTGGCGTTGACATCACTGACGTTCAGTTCGCCAATTCCGGCAGCGCTGACATCAGCATCTTCGCTCAACAACAAGGTCGCGCTCTTGCCCGTAAGTGCATCGAGAACGTTTTCGGACTTCTCACCATTGCAAACTTCGGTGCAGCAGCAGCCAGCCCAGTTTCGATCGCCAACACCGGACTTGCCCAACTTCGTGCAGCCCGTAAGACCCTCATGGATCGCAAGGTTAACATGGACATGGTTTCGCTTATCTCCAACTCCGAGCTTTACAGCTCGCTCCTTGGCGACAGCAACATCACTCAGGCTTTCCAATATGGTGGTTCTGAGGCAGTTCGTGAAGCCCGTATCCCTCGTCTCTACGGCATGGACGTCTACGAAACGAATGCTCTGCCACTTGGCGGCACTCTCTCGCTGGTCGGTTTCCTTGCCCACCCAGATGCAATCGCAATCGCAGTTCGCAACCTGCAACCGCAAGATGGCGGAGACAGCTACCTTGCTGTTGAAACTGTCACCGATGCAGAAACGGGTCTTGGTTTCACCTATCGCCGTCATTTCAACCCAGGCAAAGGCCGCCATTTCGCAAGCGTTGAATGCTTGTTCGGCATGACGACCGCCTTGACCTTGGGCATCGGACTTCTCCGTAAGGCAGACTAATCTCGGTTTGTGTTTCATGGTCAAAAGCCGTCCTCAGAAATGGGGGCGGCTTTTTGCTTGCCAAAATTCAATTTTTGGTTCACAAGTCTCTCACAAATGAATGCAGAAAAAATAACGCTTTCCGTTATTACCGGAAATTGCGAAAAAGACATCGAGCGATTCCTGAACGTGTTTCAACCACACTTCGATGAGGTTGTCATGGTTCGTGCAATCGGGAATCAAGATCCAGACAACACCTTGAGCATTGCAGAAAGCCGAGGTTGTATTGTCGGAGAATACTTCAATAGCCCAGATGCCATCGAAGGATGCACACCTCCATCTACATGGAAGCACGTTGACAACTTCGCCGCTGCTCGCAATGTATCGGCAAAGCTGGCTACCGGAGACTGGATCATGTGGGCAGACATGGATGACACCGCAGAAGGTCTTGAGAACCTGCGTGAGATCATCGCCAAGCTGCCAGAGGGATGCAACATCCTGCGTTGTCCCTATGTTGTCAGCGATCAGGGAGTGATTGCAAACTATCGGGAGCGAGTCTGGAGAAATACAGGGTCGATGGAATGGAAGAACGCATTGCATGAGAATCTTGTCGATACATCTGGCAATGACGCACCACACAGCCAAACAGATCGTATCAAGATCATTCACGCACCCAGACAAGATCGGGACTGCTCAAAAGATCGCAATCTGAACATCCTTGAAAGCATTCCAGAAGATCAGAGGACACACGCTCATACGTTCTATTTGATGACGGAATATGCCCGCAGAAACGATCCAAGGGCTGTTGAGCTTGCAGATGATTTCCTGAAGCATCCAGAAGGAGGACTGCCGGAAAGATTTGAGACATTCATGACCATGGCAGCCATGTCCGAGGATTTCGAGACAAAGGCGCAGATCTACACGCAGGCATTCGCAGAAGATCCAAGCCGGGCAGAACCGCTTTACGAGCTGGCTGCATTGTCCTTGTCCTGCGATCAACCCAAACGAGCGTTGGACTTTGCGAGACTGATGATGAGCTGCAAATGGCCTGACGATCCATGCTGGAACCACCGGAAGATGTTCTATGGGTTTTTCAGGGAGGATCTGTTCCTGCAATGCCTGAGATCGGCAGGATATGTCCTTGAATCAGACACCCGCAGGGAGAATATGAATAAGAGGGCAGGATTGCCCGTAATTTCGCTTTTACACGCTACGAGGGGCAGAGCCTCACAAGCGATCAGAACACGCTCAGAATGGCTCAGGAACGCAGACAACCCAGAAGCCATTGAACACATCTTTGCCGTGGATCTCGACGACGAATACGCCGAGGTATTCCAGAGGTTCAAGACTGTGTTCATGCAGTCGGGTCAGGGTGGATGTGTGGCAGCCTGGAACAGCGCAGCGATCCACTCCAAGGGCGATATCCTCGTGCAGCTCAGTGATGACTGGAAGCCATTCAAAGGATGGGACACAGAGATTTTAAGGTGCATCGGAGACACCCAAAAAGAATCTGTCTTGGCAATCTCAGATGGTCATCGAAACGACAACCTTCTCTGCATGGCGATCCTGACCAGAGCGAGATACAAAGCGCAAGGATACCTGTTCCATCCAGAGTTTTTCTCGATGTTCTCTGACAACTGGTTTTCATTTAACGCATTTAAGGATGGCGTTGTCATTGATGCTCGTGATCGGATCACATTTGAACATCTGCACCCTGCATTCGGCAAAGCTGAAATGGATGAGAGTTATTCCAGAAGCAACAGCGAATACAATTACCAGACCGGAGAAGGCATTTTCCGGCGTCTGATGCTGGGGATCAAGATGTCCAGCGACATCGAAGGCTGGTTTGACTTCAGGGATGTCTATGATTTCGTTGCAAAAATGCTTCCCAAAGATGGACAATTCGTCGAGGTCGGAGCGTGGAAGGGCAAAAGCGCAATTTACCTGCGAGATCGTCTCGACGATATCCGCAAGCCAGTGGTCTTGTGGGTGGTTGATACGTTCAAAGGCGATGACGACACCGGAAAAGTCGATGTATTGCCAGAGTTCAAGGAAAACCGAGGTGAGCGGGACATCAACATCTTTGAGAGCGAGAGCGCACCAGCAGCCGAGGGCTTCGATGATGACACTCTGGATGGGGTATTCATTGATGCAGCCCACGATTACGAGAACGCTCTGGCAGACATCAAGGCATGGCAACCAAAGGTCAAAAAAGGCGGCTTCTTCGGTGGTCATGATGCTGATTCCGAGGGAGTTAGAAAGGCACTGAAGAAAGCAGGCATCAATTATGTGGTCATCGGCAGATGTTGGATCAAAACAGACAAAACAAAATGAGCAATCAAGCAGGAAAAGGAGACAGCCCAAGGCCCGTGGACATGAAAACTTACGGGGACAATTACGAATCAATCTTTAGAAAGAACAAAAATGCAACCAATACTATCCATTCTGACACCATCAGTCCCAAGCCGCAATGTAAGCTCGCTGCAAGAAAAGATCGAAAAGCAGATCGGTGATTTGCCAGTCGAGCATCTGGTATTCTGCGACAACAAAAAGCGGAGCATCGGGGAGAAAAGGCAGTCATTGGTCAATATCGCCAATGGCAAATACATTGCCTTCGTGGATGACGATGATGATATCTGCGAGGGATACGTTGCAGAGATCCTGAAGGCAGCCCAGAGCAACCCAGATGTCATCACCTTCAAGCAGCAGGCATTCTACAACGAGCATGAGTCAGAGATCGTCTTTGGGATTAACCATCAGGACGAGCCATTCAACCCGGGTGGTGTCACCTATCGAGCGCCATGGCACATTTGTGCTTGGAAGCGTGAGAAGGTCACAGATTGCCAGTTCGCCTTTACGAACTACGGGGAGGATAAGATCTGGGCATTGCAAGCCCGTAAGAAAATCAAGACTGGGCTACATATTGACAAGGTTTTGCAGATTTATCGGCACTCATCTTTGACAACGGAGGCGCCAGAATCATAAGATTGACAAAAAGCCCTATTGCATGACAGGAATTGACAGCTTTATCCTTAGCTCACTTGACGAGGTTGACTCGATCCTCGGAACTGTGACAATGACTGTTGTCGGGCAAACCTTCTCGGTGGTCATTGATGACGTCAATAAGTCCACCAGCGGGGATGATGTCGGTCTGACCGCTGAATATGATGTCATTGCCTGCGCTCAGCCAGCCGATGTCAGCAACCCAAGACTGCTGGTCAACAAACGATGCACCTTGGACGGCAACGAATACCGCATCAACCAAGTCAGGGTCGGAACAGTGGCAATTCACTTCATTCTCACAGACATCAACAAGTAATGAACATCCAACGCAGACTCAAATCCATCCTGATCGAGCATCTTTCGAGATACAAGCCCGCCGAGGATATCGAAGTAATTGACGCCAAAAGACTGGATCTTGCCACCTTGCCGACCATTGCCGTCGAGGTTACAGACGAAAAAGCCCACTCTCAGGCACTCTGGAGCGTTATTGTCTGCCAGGTATCGGTTCTTTACCGAGTCCATGCAGGGGATATCGAGCAGCCCGATCTGGATTACAACATGGACGTCATCGAGCAGGCTTTGCAAGATCCCAATGAATTGGTGGTTCTGGGAGACGAAAACAGCCTTGTGATCTTCAACTGGCTGTATCAGGGGTCGGTTCAGGAATGGAACGATTCGATGGTGGACACAGTTTTCACCGCTGAATGTATCGTGACCAGAAAGCCGATCAATCAGAACTGAAATTTGACACGCCATGATACTTCATGGCAGCAACAGTCTACACCGCAGCATCGGCATCCGATCTTGTTTTCGCTCTGACGAACGAAACTGGTATCATCTTGACCAACTATTCACGCAACGTTTCCCCGGTTAAAACCGAAGTCCGAGACGCTGAAAACGAGGTTGTCGCAGTAGCATACAGCGGCATCACGGCAGCAATTACCCTTGATGGCTTCATCAACGGAACGACCGAGTTCGAGGTCGCAAACCTTTTGACCTTGGCCAACGACACCGCCTCTTATGGTCTGTCCGGTGGCACAGTGATCGTCGATTCCGTCAACGAGTCCCACGCTCAAGGCGAGTTCAAGAAAGTCTCAGTTTCCTGCACACAATACGCAGAAACGATGACTGCCTAAGTTTGAAAAACAACCCATGCCGCCTGGGTAAATTGGCGGCAAATACATTATGAAAAGAGAGATGTTCCACACGACGAATCTCAAGGCTGCGTCTGCATTGGTAACGCTTGGCTTTGAGTTATTGAACCCGCCAGTCACCCGCACAGTTCGGGATGATGGCGTTGAATCGACAGTGTTCTGGTTTGAGCCTATTAACAAAGAAGGCAAGAAAGCCATTGAGGTCTATCGTGACATGACCAAGGGTAGCGAGAAGCTGCGAGCTAGCGATCCAGAGAACCCGATCAATTACATGAGGGAGGTTCTGAGCAATAGGGATGAGCTGATCAGCCTGATACGCAATGTGCCACGCCATGTCATCATCAACCGGAATGGTCGATCAATTGCCATTCGTGAGGACGCAACAAAAGAACAAAAAGATCAATTCAAACCATACCTGTAAAACATATGAAAAAGAAAGAAAACATCGAACTTCTGACCGATGAAGAAGTATTGACCAGAGGAGCCACAAAGGAAAACGAGAAGATCGGAAAGCTGAATCTTCGACCGATTACCATCCGATCCTTGTCCCAGATGAAACGCAATGGCGTTTTGGACAATGAGAATCAGGACGTATTCCAGAAAACCGCAGCTTTTGGATTTATCCACAGCGCACCTAAGGATGTGGTCAGCTCGGTGGTCAATGACAAGAAGGAGTTCTACGCAGTAATTGATGACTGGATGGATGAGAACTTTACGAACCACCTTGAGATGGAGCCATTGGCAGAAGCCATGAACAAGGCTTTTGAGGAATACGCTGCTGCAATGTCCACCGGATCGGTTCCTTACAAGGGCAACGGGTCAAAAAACTAGCATCTCCCATCTGGGTGGCTGCCTATGTTCATCAACTCGCAGCAGCAACTGGATGGGGATACAATGAGATCATGGATGAAGTCCCATTGTCATTGGGATTGCAAATCATTGATGCGCAATGCCTTAAAGAAGGTGTGATGAGAGAGCGCATTGATATCAGTCAACAGACCGAAAGCGCAGAGGAGATAATTGACAAAGCATTCAAAAGCATAGGGCATGGCGACTAGAATTCATACAGATATGAAGGGACTGAATGAGGTTCTGGGTAATTTCCAGAAATTCACTCAGACGACCATTCCTATGCTCGTGAGGAGACACGCCAGGCTTCTGGCTGTCGAGCTTGCCAACCGCACTCAGCCATTCTCGGTTGGATCAGCCAGTAGAAATGCCAAGCAGCTTGGCACAAACGCAGTCAACAATGACTTGACCAAGGTTTTCAGGGCTAAGGAATCGCTGCAATGGGTCATCGACAAAACCCAGAACGAATCACTCAGGAAGAAACTTCAGAGCGCATTGAACAGCGGGAACAATCGCAAGATTGCTGAGATATTCAAGGCTGTCGGAATGATCAAGGACTATGAACTGATTGCCAAATCTGGACTTGCAGCAAAGCACAAAGCCCAGAGATCCAATCGAAGCGGCCGAGCATGGGAGAGCAAGCAATCCATGAACATTGCAATCAGTGGATTGCAGACCTACGCCAAAGAGATCCAGAAAAGAGTCGGACTCAGCAAATCCTCATGGGCTGAATGCGCTCGTAAGATTGGAGGCATCAAAGGCGATGGAGCAAGGGGAATCCCGGCATTTGCCAAATCAAAGAATCACAAATCATCCGGCACGATCATTGATGGAATCAAGAAAAGGAATCCATTCATCACGATGGCGAGCAACATTCCTTGGGCATCTCGTATCCTGCCACAATCAGAAATCATGGCAGCCCACAGCGTTGTCAGATCCAAGATGATCAAACAAGCCGACAAAATGACAAAAGCGGCAGCAAAGAACAATTTCAATCCACAACCACCAGATGAGTAAAGTAGTCACCACATTTGCAGCAGACGATCAAGGCATGGTCGCTACAATCAAAAAGATTGAGAGCGAAAGCAAGGGCATGGCAGAAACCATGCAAAAGACTGAAAGCCAATTCAAAGTCAGTTTTGGATCAATGGCTGTTGCTGGTGCTGGTTTTGCAGTTGGGATGGCAGCAGTCAAAGGTGTATTTGCTTTGGTAAGTAAAACAGTTGATCAATTTGGAGCTGCATTGGATCTTGGAGGAACATTAAGTGATTTATCAGCAAGAACAGGAGAGACATCTGGGAATCTTTTGCTTTTACAGCGAGCATTTGAAAACTCTGGTGCTGGAGCTGATGCTGTTGGGCCTACAATCAACAGATTGCAGAAATTCATGGTTGATGCTGCAACTGGAACTCAGAAAAACATCGAAGTCTTGGATTATCTTGGCTACACTTATGATCAGCTAAAAGGTAAAACTCCAACCGAGCAAATGGAGATGTTTGCCAAGAGAATCAATGCAATTGAAGATCCTGCAGTAAAATCAGCAGTTGCAATAAGGATTTTTGGAAAATCTGGAGGAGAAATGCTACCATTACTCTCAAGTTTTGGTCAGGAATTAAAGAATGCAAAAGAAGAACTTGGATCAATGCCAAAAATATTCAATGAAAATTCTAGTGCATTTGATACAATATCAGACAAAATAAAGAACATCAAAGGAAAATTCATGGAGTTTGCAGCTGGAATCTTAGATAAGATAAATCCAGCTTTAGAGTTGCTTGTAACAGCTTTAGCTAGAATTGACGCAGCCAAACTTGGACAAGACTTAGCACAGGGAATTATTGGTGCTGGTCAAGCAATGGAAGGATTCAAAGCATCTTTACAAGCCATGAATGCTGGAGAGTTTGGTTTAGCATGGAAAATCGCATGGAAATCTATTGCCCTACAAGCCATGGAAACCATTAACCAGATTTATCGTGGATTTTTCTCAACAGTTGAAGCAACAAAATTTCTCTTTACCAATTTATTTGATGAAAATGGTGCAATTATGAAAACTATTGTTGCGGTATTTAATATTATTGGAATCAAAATCTCAATGATGATTCGCTCTTATCTGGCAGATGCTTTAATTGATGTGCCAGTAATCGGAGAGGCATTGAATAAAAACTTAGAGGTTGATTTGAGGTGGATGGAATCAAAGATCAAATACAATCAAATGATTGTAAGGAGAGAATTTGGTAAAACAGGTGAACAAATTTCCAAAACTTACCAAGAATCTAGTGATGTATTTAACTCAACTTGGGCAAAGACAGCACCAATTATTGATACAACAAATGAAAGTCTTGAGCTTACCGAATTAAAAATTAAAGCCGCAACTCTTGAGGCTGAAAGACTTAAAAAAGCAACCGAAGAAACACAAAATGAAGCCAAAAAACTTGGAACAAGTCTTGAAGATAGCGCTCTTTTAAGAAGTATTCCAAAAGCTGCATTGCAAATGCGAAAAATGGGAGATGATATCAAAAAAGTTAAATTTGAACTTACAGAGCTTGAAAAATTAAAAGTAGAATTCATTGAGAAAAAATCTGGAAGAAGCATTGAGCCTCTTAAGAAACAATTTCAACAAGAATTGGAACAAGAAAGATTTACAAAAGCACAAAGCACATTGAGACGCATCGAGAACAAACAACTTGAAGATGAGTTGCGTGTAAATCAAAAAGGCGAGCGGGATCGTCGAAACATTGCAGACATCGCCAGAAAAGAAGGAATCAAAACCTTTGGTAAAACCAATGAAGAAATCAGAAAAGAAATTCTTCAGAAGCGCAGAGATGAAGCATTGAAAAAAGGTGGTGCAAAAGTTGATGTCTTAGGTGGCCCACTAGATGAAAAAGGAGCAGCACCAGCCAGAAAACCAGAAGAAATGCTTTTAGATGTGGTCAAAGCAATCAAGGCGCTGGTTGAGAAGATCGAACCTAAACTGCCAACACACGCTTTAGCATTATGACGACGATTTACGAGAAAACAACAGGTGGTCTGATCAAGACCGGAGATAGGAGTATTTCAGCGTTCCCAAGTGGATTGATCCGAGTGGATCAGCTCTACATTGGCAAATCGAGCGAGGAAACAACCCATCGGCAGGTCTTGGCTTATGGGCTGGAGATGCCCAATCAACCCGATGTTCCAGTCATTGATGATCTGATCATCTTCCCAGAGGTTCAGGAATCTCGCAATGGTTCTGGGTTCACGCAATATCAATGCAGCGCATACGGCAGGACAACCGAGGAGTATCGGGAGCTTTCCAGATCCAGAAACTCATTCCTGTTGCCCACAAACGCAGCTAATGTCACACTCAAGATCGTTGCAGACAATCTTCAGGGGACAATCGTCAAGCGCAACGGAGAGGTCATCGAGCAGGAGGATATCGTTTTCAGCGATGATTTTCTGAAGCTGAGATCGGTCAATTATTACGAATACCCGTTGATTCCGAACATCAGCGTCACCGAGATCAGTGTGCTGGAAAGAAACCCGACGATTCGTGGATACCTTGCAATCTTCGACACGCCAGATCAGGCACTTGCCGAGCAGATCTTTTACGTTGCAGATCCTTTTATCACCATCACAGCACAACGTAACTTCGGTGAGTTCGTGGAATATGAGTTCAATGCTTCCAGGGCAGGACTGGAAAACCTAGAAACTGAATGAACCTACCAATAGATTTCGAGCAAAAGGTCAAGCTGCCACCAGCGATCAATGGCAGATCCTACCCTTATCAGATTTCTGCTCGTCATTTGATGCAGAATTTCAGGTATGCAGCCTTGCAGGTGGATCAATCTGAGGTTGGAGGATTACAGCTTAGGGAAACATCTGCACCAGATGGCACGAGGACAGTGAGTCTTGCAGGTCAGGCTGCCGGAGGAGTCGGTGGATCTCTGCACCCATTCAAGGTTACCTATGCAGATCTGCAATACACAGTGGCAACCGGAGAATGTGCTGGTCAGACCATCAGCGAGCAGACATTTGCCGAAGCCAGCTTGTCTTACATCTTTGCCAAGATCGAGCGGAATACGTCGAGCAGGGTCGTCATCGGGGCAACGTTGGAGATTAACACAAGCATTCCGGCTTCGACCGAGGAGTTTCAATACGTTGCCATCGCCTATGTAAATGGAGATGAAATCATCCAGCTAAGATTTGAAGATATCCGAGTGACAGAGATCCTGATCTCTGATGCCGGGGAGCTTAAACTGGTTTCAGTCTTTGATACCACGAATTCCTATGCTTTACCCTGATGGCAGACAGAATCACAACACCGAACCTCAGATTCCGATTCGTTGAAAAGACCGCTGGGCAAGTTGGCAGCCTGACAGCATACCCGGTTCAGGTCACATTGGACGAAGCAGCAGAGGTGTTTCATCGAGTCAGGAATGCCAAGTGGTTAAGTGGAACTGTGGATATCCAATACGGGACAGCTCCATTTGACGATCATTACGAGATCTTCATTCCGTCCATTACCCAGCCTGCGCCATTGATTCAGGAGGTCGTCAATCTTGTAACACCACACGCATCGAAGCGGGGATACGCCTTCAAAAAGAAAGGTGTTGCAGATGAATTCGGGAATCTGCTCTATGAGCAAACGATGGTGGCTGGGGCTGATGACTATTACGATGCCGACTACCAATCAGGAGCCTATGATCCAGATGACGTCTGGAGAGACGGCAAATCAAGGGAGGCATCAATTCACGCCTCGGATCTGGTCGAATGGGACAATCTTGATGGTGGGGTCACAACTGGTTTCTCATTTTTATCAGTCGCAGAAGGTGGAGGGACTGATCCAGCATCGTCAGGAGTTTATGCTTTTGACTCTAGGTTCAACTTTATTGGCAACGAAAACACCTTTGCATATGTGATTTTCAGTGGAGAGATCGCCTGGGTGGATGTCAACGGATCAGGAAACCCGATTGATCCACTCAATGAGCTTTATCTAGGCGTCGAGTTTAAGGCCGTATCAACGCCAATGCTGGATGTCACAAGCATATCAACAAAAGCCAGCGGAGATCCAAACGCAGTCTCAGCTTCGATCAAATTCATTCTCAGGCTTTCAAATTCTGATCTGGTATGCGACCTTGAAATCTCTCCATTTATCTTTATTCTAGGGACTTATGACAGCCACACAGGGACTGATTTCATCTTAGAAGCCGACGAATAGTTTCCATATGCCAAGGACAACCCGTCCACAGCAGTCTGGGACACCGCCACAGGGCTGAAACTCTAGTTTGACAAGCCAGCTTAGACATTATGGACATTTCTCAAACTCGCGCATTTTCAGGACTTCGGATGGTTGCAACTCCGACAGCCAGTCTTGTTTCAAACGACGTAACCATCGGGGTTCCAAGCACGAACGTTGCAATCGCTGATGTGGACACTGGATATGCAGTCCGTGGTTTGATCGTTGGATCTTCATCCGACCTTGTTCTCGATCTCGCAGACAATGACAGCACTGGCACGACCGCATGGACGGCAGGTGTAGCCCAAGTCGAAACCGCTACCGCAGCAGGAACGATCACCGCATCTGGAAACGCCACTGTGGTTGTGACCGCAGCCGGAATGACTGGCAGCCCGAAAACCATCAGTGTGGCAGTTCTCAACGGAGACACCGCAGCAGTCTGGGCTGGCAAAGTTCGCACCGCTCTGGCCGCAGATTCCGCAGTTTCCGCTCTTTTCGCTGTCAGTGGCACAAGCACAGCTATTATCCTGACTCGTAAGGCGACCGCCACCTATGCAGTAGGAAGCGTTTCTGTGCCACTCTACGCAGCCAATGACTCGACCCTGAACATCTCGCTTGATAACGGCACTTGCACCGGGATCACGACCGCAGCCAGCTCTGCAAACACCACCTCCGGCACTTTGACCGCTGGTGTCTACCTGCTCGACGGGGATGGCAAAGACTTTGAGGGAGTTACCCTCTCAGCCATCGCTTCCAACCGCCTTGGTGGGGTTCTGATCAGCAACCAATCGACCTCTGCTGGTGACATCCTTGTTTCCACAGTCTCGACGATGACTGAATTGCCAGTTCAGCCAGATGGCAGCCTGCAAGTAACGGCGAAAAATTGCGATCAGCCACTTGAGGTTTTGACCATCTCGGCAGCCAGTTCCGCAGTTGTTTCAATCGTCGCAGTCGGCGCCACCGCTTAAACCACGATGTCATGCACTTCAAACGTGATTCTGAGTCCGGTTGTCTATCTCGATACTTGGGATGGACTGACAAACTGCTCATTTTCATCTGACGGAACAGCATTTGCATCGCCTTTGACGCTGGTTCGGATGTTTTTCCGAGACGACGACAACAATGTGGGTCTTGAGCTTTCGAGCGCAAACAGCACGATCACGATTGACGATGCGAACAACTGGGAATTTACAGTCAACCCGGTGTCACCGATGAACCTGGCGATTGGTCAGTGGTATTGGTCAATCGAGACTACCGATGGGGATGATAACATCAAAACCCGTGTTTTTGGAACGCTTGAAATTTTAAGAGATGCAACGCAATGAGCGAGAATGTCACCATTAACCTGAACGAGCCAAAAGAGAACATCACGATCAGCTTGGTTGATCAGGGGGAGGAAATCATTATCAAATTGAATGAGCAGGCCAGAGGGCCATCTGTGGTGGTCGATAATGCCGTGGTCAACGCTGCGATTGCAGAAGATCCACAAGCCACACGGGACGCATTGGAGATCCCGATTGACAATTTCACGGCAACGAATGAGCCAACTGTATCTGATGACTCCAGCGAGGGATACCAGAAAGGTTCACGATGGTATGATACAGTTGCAGAGGAGGCTTACATCTGCGTCGATGCCAGCGTTGGAGCTGCGATCTGGATCAAGACAACCCTGACTGTTGACGAGCTTGGATCTGCTGCTTTCCTTGATGCCACAACGGACGGAGCAGCAAATCCAGAGGAGGTTCTTAAGACCGATGCCAATGGTGATGTGACTGTCCACAACATCAATGTTGGATCTGTCTTGTTCGACACCGCCAATGGAACGCCAGATACACTAGGAGAGCTTGGATGGGATAGCGAGGATGAAACCTTGGCATTCGTGATGAAAAGCGGAGAAGTCCTCCAGATCGGTGAGGAAACGCTTTACCACATTGAGAACAATACAGTCTCGACCATTGCCAAGGGAACTCCTGTCATGTATGCCGGAACAATCGGCAACAGTGGCAAGCTGAGGGGCAAACCTTGGGATGGGACTGTCCCGAAGGCATTTCTTGGAATTGCATCTGCTCCGATCCTTGGAAACGGAGGAACTGGATACGTCACCCATTTTGGCAAGGTCAAAGGCATCCAGACCAACGGAGCAAACTATGGGGAAACATGGGTCAGCGGGGACATCATTTATGCCGTCTCTGGATCGTCGAATCTGACCAAGGTTCAGCCAAGCGCCGGGGGATATGTCGTTGTTGCAGTCGTCATCGCAGCACACGCCAGCAACGGAACGCTTTTCGTGCGTCCGACCGAGGTTCCGAGCCTGACAGATATCGGGGCAGCAGCAACCCTGCACACCCACGGCAACATCACCTCAGATGGTCGCATCGGATCGACAGCAACCTTGCCGATCATCACGACCACTGGCGGCACGTTGACCACTGGAGCGTTTGGAACGACCGCTGGGACGTTCGCTCAGGGGAATGACGCCAGACTCAGCGACGAGCGAGTTCCGACCGCAGCAGGGATCGCTAGCAAGATCAACGGAGCAACAGCCAAGACAACCCTCGTCGATGCCGATGAGACAGTCCTGACCGACTCGGCAGCATCATTCGGGCTGAAAAAGGTCACATGGGCGAACGTGTTTGCCTACATCCTGACCAAGATCCAAGCAGCGGCGTCGATTGTTTTTACGGGGCAGTTGAGGTCGAGCAATCAGACAGCGGCGACTGCTGATGCTCTGATGACAAGAAGTTTGTCTGGAATTGAAAGTTTCTACAATTTGGGAAATGTTTTTCGTGTTTTAGCTACTCCAAGTTTTGCCAATAGCGGAACCGCCGGAGTTGCCTCTGGGACAGCTGCTGGAGATAGATGGATAAACCTTGGATCTGGAACAGCCAATAGCGGATGGGCAAGAGCCACGATTGGACGAGGAATAACATCAAGCACACCAATATCTGGTGTTGGAATTGCTTTTGGAAGGGCGCAAGGAGTGGCAATCGTTGGATACATTGGATTAGTAAGTTTTACTGATGCTTTGAATATCTTTAGAATTCGATATGGATCTGATGGAACACCGACTGCTGATGGAGTGGATGCCGTATCATACAGAGGATTTGGTTTAGAATTAAAGGCAAGAGGCTCATCGCATGATTGGCGTATCTATGGACACAACGGAACTTCGATCAATTACTCTGCTTGGACAAATACTGGATTGTCAGTCGATATTTTATCCACAAGGCTTTATTTATCTGTGATCAGTGATGGCGCAGGAAACATTACAGGATCACTTGGATCTCTTGGATCAAGGACACTTTCACAGATTACAACCACTGGAGGCCCAACTACATCAGGAGGAAGCACTCAGGCACTTATTGATATTCATGTGGCAAATTCTGCATCTGGAACAAGCAGTCTCACAGCTAACTTTTACGATGCAATCTACTACGCACTCTAACCCATGAACTTACTTCCAAAATCCCCAGCCCAAGCCATCGCTGAACAGATCGACCAGATCAACGTGCAGACCATTGGATTCCTCAAGTCTCAAGCAAAGGCAGCTTATGATCTCGCCAACACGCCAAGCCAAGAGCAGGCGATCATGGACGCCTTCGGGAAGAACGCAGCAAGGGCATTGTCTGTCTATGCTGCCATCTACCAGACGCTCGCAGCACTCGGTGAAGCAGATGAGCTGACCGCTCCTGATTACAGCCTTTTCGCTCCTCAAGCCGATGGAACAGTCATCTACAACGCTTTATCCGAGCCTGAACCCTCTGAATAACCTCCCCACATTACACTTTCAACAATGAACAACGAATTTCACAGCACACTTTCGACGGCGATCAATGGCATCATTGGCGTGGTTTCTTCTGGATTTGCAGTTTTGACGACCTTTCAGGAACAACTGGAATGGGTAGTCCGAGTGACTGGTGGATTTTTAGGCATAATTGTGGTTTGCATTACGATCTACAATCTGCTACGCAAGAAGAAATCCAAGTAATCCATGAAAAAGAAACCTTACGATCCTGAGGAGGACGAAGGAGGTGTTGTGACTGTTCTCCTTGCCGTTGTGGTGATCATCCTCCTTGTAATCAACATCATCAAGCACTTCCAATGAACCAATTCCCCGATCAACTGAGCTTTCGAGAAGCGTATTACAAAAACGGCTCGATGGTCGTCAGGATGATCGAGCGTTTCAGATATGTTTCAAGCAAGGGCAAGATCGTTGTGCCAAGTGGTTTTTACAGCGATGGAGCATCGGTTCCGAGGATCTTCTGGACGATCTTTTCCCCATTTGGGAACTATTTCAAGGCAGCCATTATCCATGATTTCCTCTATTCCAGAGACTCGGAGAAATTCTACCATTTCGACCGGAAAACTTGTGACTTGATTTTCAAGGAAGCCATGTTCAACATGGGGATTGGCTGGATGAAGCGAGAAACCATTTACCGGGCAGTCAGGCTCGGCGGCTGGGCTTCATTCCGCAAGAAATTCTCACACGATTAAAACCATGATCGCAATCTGCATAGGTCACAGTCGAATCATCAAGGGAAGATACGACGGCGGGGCATACTCGCCATTCCTCAAGATCAATGAGCGCGACTTCAATTTGCAAGTCGCAAGTATCATGCAGGTCAAACTGGCCAAGCGAGACATCGACAGCAAGATTTATTCCCATTACCACGGCAGCGGATATGGTGCAGCCATGCAGGACATTGCAGACCAGATCAAGGATGACAAAGCAACCTTGGCAGTCGAGCTGCACTTCAATTCAGCAACACCGACCGCTAGGGGACACGAATGGCTTTACTGGGAAACCTCCAAGAGGGGCAAGATGATCGCTGAGAGCTTCGAGGAGGCGTTTTCTGCTGCCTTCCCACAGATTCCATCCAGAGGAATCAAACCCATCGGCAGGGCGTCCAGAGGAGGCACATTCCTACGCAACACACATTGCCCGGCGATCATCACAGAGCCGTTCTTCGGTTCAAATGACACCGATTGCCGTTTAATCACGCCACATCTCATTGCCAGCACCTATGTGACAGCCTTATCTGTCTTTCTAAAACGTCCATAATGGATGATCCGACAATCATGAAATTGCCACGCCACATAAAAATTGCTGGTCAAACTGTAAAAATCAAGATAGGCAAGCTGGAAAACGCATATGGACAATACGAACACGAAACCAGAATTATCTGGATCTCTGATACACTAAAAGACCCAAAAACCATCATTTCAACCCTGCGCCATGAAGTCCTTGAAGCATCACTCCTCATCTCTGGCGTTGGCTGGGCTGAGAAATACGATCAGGAATGTATCGTTCGATGTGTCGATGAAATCTTTCATCCTGCGTGGGAATCCCTAAAACTATGAGCTTCAAGAAATTCATAATCGCTGCTGACAATCACGGCAGCATGGTTAACAAGGAAGCGTTGCAAAAACTGCTATCTTTTTGTCACACATGGAAACCGCATCACCGCATCCATCTTGGAGATAACTGGGACTTTGCCCCGCTTCGTGGTGGCGCAGGAGCCGAGGAAAAGACCTACGGATTGTCCGATGACTTTGAGCAGGGAATACAGTTCCTTGATGCCTACAAGCCGAACTACCTGACGCTTGGCAACCACGATGACAGAATATGGCAGATGGCAAGAAGCGTGAGCAACGGGCTGCTTCGGGAGCATTGCCATGGGATCGTCGATGCTGCGATCAGCCAATTCAAGAAGCGCAAGATCGAGTGGATACCCTACAAGGTCGGGGCTTACATCCTGCTGCCAGATACCAAGATCAAGCTGATTCATGGATTCCACTCTGGTGTCAACCCGGCAAAGATGCACTTTGAGCGATACGGCCCGTGCGTCCATGGTCATGTTCACGCACCGAATCAATACACAGGCAGGCACATTGACGGCGGAGAGGCACACAGCATTGGCTGCATCGGGGATATTGACCAGATGGAATACGCCGACCGATACACCGCCAAGCTAGGCTGGAGACAAGGCTTTGCTTACGGCATTACCAACACAAAAACAGGAGATACAAAAATATGGCACGTCACAAAAGAGGGGGACTCTTGGATCAGTCCACAAGGGATCATCTAGACGCATTGGATCGGCTCATAGAGCAAGAATCACAAAGCCAGCAACCACGTCAACCAGACGAGTTCACAGCATTGGATTACATGCAAAAGATGACAGAATCTGGAATCCATTTGAGCCTTTCAGCGTTGAAAGATCGGCTTATCAAATTGCAAAAGCAGGGTGTAATTGAGTCTAGATTGCTACCACAGAAAGGCAGCATTACGAGGCTTTATCGGGTGATTTAACCCTTGATTTATCAGCGATTTCAATCTTTTTGCACATTTTTCTTGATTAAATACTGAACCTTTTGTTTATTCACGACATCAACCCAAGCAACCATGTTCCAGTCAATTTACTTCATACGACCCGAAGCATTGATCGTGTGCAAAATCTGCAAAGAACCGCACAAGGTCAGCGCACCGGAATTGTCTTTGGACATATCGGAGCTGAAGGAGATTAATTACCAGACCATCAAAGAAGCCATTGTCGAGCGGCAGAAGATCGACGGCTGGCATCACGACTATTGTCCGAGATGCACGTTCCTACGGGCAGCCCAGATTGCCGAGGAGGAATTTAACGAACAAATATGACCATGAAATATCCACACATACTAAACAACGACACACAACCAGAAAAGAAACTGGTATTCACCCTTGAGATTGATCCACAAGACGGATCGCATCACAAAATTAGTTTTCTGCCAGCAGATTTCAAAAACGTCAGACATATTAGAGGAAACCTGTATTGCGCTTGGGATGATGAGCCTACACTTGGATGTGTCATGCTCGGAGAATACAAATAACACGACCATGAACAACGAACAATTCAAAGAAACATTAAATAAAAAAGGATACTCCTACACCGAAAATGATGGAAATATCACGGTGAATAATCAAGGATACGTCTATCTCAGCTCGCTCACGACCTTGCCAGAAGGAACGATGTTTGAGAACAAAGGATACGTCGATCTCGGATCGCTAACGACCTTGCCAGAAGGAACGAAGTTTGAGAACCAAGGACACGTCTATCTCAGCTCGCTCACTACCTTGCCAGCAGGCACGAAGTTTGAGAACCAAGGAGGCGTCGATCTCGGCTCGCTCACTACCTTGCCAGCAGGAACGAGGTTTGAGAACCAAGGACACGTCTATCTCAGCTCGCTTACGAGCGAAAAACAAAACTACCAAGGCAAGGAGATAACACTACGCCACATTGACGGTTACACCATGCTGATTGAAAGCGAAAAGATCAAAAAAGGCGTTACGATCTGCAAGGCGCGTTACTTTGGCGGTGTCGATCTTGATAAGCTGAAACCATATTATCTTGCAAAGGTTGGTAATCACTGGGCGCATGGAAAAACCGCAAAAGAAGCAATCCAAGATGCGACCGACAAAGCCGTGATCGACATGAATCAAAGCGAAGTTGTGGATGAAATCAAAGCAAGCGGCAAAGTGACGCTGGCACAATACAGAGCGATTACTGGAGCTTGCCGAGAAGGGTGCAGACATTTTTTGCAAACCATCGGCAAGCCAGACGCTACCGAGTTGAGCCTTGAAGAAGTAAAAGAGCTTGTGAAAGGACACTACGGATACGACAGATTTATCGAAGCAATAAACTAATAAGACCATGCCAAAAGCAAAAACAGACGTTATCGGGGCATACTGCACCGAAATCCATGTAGAGGGGATAAAAGCAGTCATCGCTTGTGGATCACCAGCCAAGCTCGAAAAGGTCGTCAGGATCTTGACGGGTATGACTGGATACGACGAAACCCTTGTCGATCACATCGTTATCGCCAGAGCCAAAGAACAACCGCACCGCAAACCTAAAGCAGCACCATCATGCCGATGCTAACCGACCACGAAGATGCCAGCAGATACTCAGCACCGAGAGATCTCGATCCAGATGAGACGACCTATCTCCTCTCGCAGATCCTCAGATACGTTGAGAGCCATTGTCCGGGGCCATACAACCAGCATTACAGCATCGAGGAGGTGCAACAGATCCTCTGGGAAGCATCACACTTTATCTATGACGAAGAATTAGGAATCGAAACCATCTCATAAACCATAAATACCATGAAAAAACAAAGCCAAAACAACCGCATCATCAGCCACCTCTCAAAAGGTCGCACATTGAACCCACAACAAGCATTGAAGAAATTCGGCTGCATGAGACTTGCAGCACGGGTCAACGAACTTCGGGTCGATTATCCGATCAATACGAAGATCAAGAGAACCAAGGAAGGTGTGAAATACGCAGAATACAGCCTCTAAGCCATGAAAGTCTCAGATACAGCAACATACCTAGAAACCGAAGCCTTGGAGGGAAAGGACGTTACAGTGACCATCGAATCTGTGCGTCCTACATCTCCAAAAGACATTGGCAAAGATGGCAAGAAGATGAGCGAAAAATCGGTCATTATTTCTTACAAGGGAGCCAAGAAGGAACACGTTGCCTGCCGCACAGTTCAGAAGCAAATTCGCAATCTGTATGGCAACGACACCTCAAACTGGATCGGGAAAAAAATTACCCTGTTCCCGGACACCTGCAATGCCTTCGGAAACCCAAAGACACCTTGCATCAGAGTCAGGAACATCAACCCAGAAACCGGAAAAGCACCAGAAGCGTTTTGATATGATACCAAAAGGAATACACTACAATCTGGGCATGGCTGAATACCATGCTTGGAAGCTGAACAAAGCCGAACTGATCAAGGGGCCGATCTCCTGCTCGATGCTCAAGGCTTTTGCACCAAACCCCTACGAGTGGCTGAAATCGCCTGAGTTTGAGTCAAGTGAAGCAATGCGTATGGGTTCGCTCTACGATCTGGCAGTCACCGATGCAGCCAAACTCGAAACCGAGGTGGTCGTCAGTCCTTTTGAGAACTACCGCACCAAGGAAGCCCAAGAGTGGAAAAAGCAGACCATCGAGGAGGGATATTTGATCGTTGCCCAGGATGAACTGGATGGCGCCATCAAAGCAGCCCAAGCAATCCACGATCATCCGGTGGCGGGTAAGATCATGAACGGGGCAAAAACTCAGGTGGCAGTCATCGGGGAGATCACTGGGATACCTGCAAAATGCCTGATCGACATCCTGCCGGAGAACAAGGGCAAATACGCTGAGACGATATTCGACTACAAGACGACCAGCAAAGGTCTGGATGACGAGTCGATCCGCAAGACGATTGGCGATTACAAATACCACTGGCAGGCTGCGTATTACCGCACACTGGCCAACAAGGTTTTTGATGATCGGCACTTCTCGGAGTTCGGGTTCATTTTCCAGTCGATCAAGACGCATGAGATCCGTGTTGTTTTACTCTCAGATGACTCCCTGAGCCTCGGCACAAGGGCAGTCGGGCAAGCAGTCAAGGATTACGTCAAAGCAGCGCACAAGGGCATCCACAGCCGTTATCTGCAATCTGCCGATACGCTTGAGCTGATGCCATACCACGCCATGAACGAGGACGAACAACTAAGTAAGATCGAATCATGACACGATACGCCAAACGCACAGACAGCAACCACCGGGATGTGGTCGATGAACTACGTCAAACCCTGCCAGATGCTAGTATCTTTGACGCCAGCGGGACTGGGGCTGGGTTTCCTGATCTGGTCGTTGGCTGGCGTGGTATGAATTACCTCTTTGAGATCAAAGATCCAGAGAAGCCGAAATCATCTCGATCATTGACAAACGCTCAGGATACCTTTCACCTGAGCTGGCAAGGTCAAGTGACAGTTGTCCATACTGCCGCAGAAATAATCGCAACAATCGCAAAAATACACACTCCAAACAAACAAACAATATGAGCAAACTAATCAGACTATCCATTGACCTGACATCTATTCCTAGATCCAAGGTCGTCGATCACAAGAATGGCAAGAAATACCTGGCAGTCGATGTCTGGGTCAATGATGAGCCGGACAAATACGGGAATGACGTCTCGGCAAACATCAGCCAGACCAAGGAAGAACGTGAGAACAAAGAGAAGAAGATCTACATCGGCAACGGGCAGACCAAGTTTGGCTTTGAAGATTCGATCAAGATCACGACCAACACTGGCCCGCAGACTGTTGCAGCAGACGAAGACGATGACGATTTGCCGTTCTAAGCCATGACAGCCAATCAATACAAAACAACCCGGCAAAACCTCGGCATGACTCAGAAAGAGCTTGCCGAGGCAACCGGAGTGAGCATCAAAACGATCAGTTGGAGGGAGCGAGGAGTGGTGAAAATCACAAAACAGGCAGAATTGGCGATAAAATCTCTGCGATAAAAGCCTGATAAAATAAGGGATTTTGCATTTTTTACAGAAAAAATGAACATTGGTGTAGACAATAGGTAGACTTTATGTCTACATTGTCCCCGTCAGCAAGACAACGAACCAAATCAAAACAAAACAATGAAAAAGCCACTCAGCCACTTCCGCCACATGAACCGCTGCAACATCGCAACTCTTAGCGACGGAATCAAGACCATCATGAAAGTCACAACACCACGCACAAAGTCATTCTGGCTTGTGATTCCTGCAAGAGGAGACAATGACGCCATGTGCGTGCTGCTGAAAAAATACACGATCACAAAGTTTTGCAGCAAACCTTGGGCAGACCAAGACATTCTCAAATATTATGCAGACCGCATCGATGCTGCAGCCCGCATCGATGCCTAAATGAACTTAAATCACAAACAACCAACCACCATGAAACCTACCTACGAAGAACTGGAGAACAAAGCAAACAAGCTGGCCGAGGCATTGACCAAGGCGCTCACTGAGATGACACTTTGGCAGCAGAGAGCCATCAACGCAGAACGGAAGATCGCCATTGCCAAGATTGATCTTCAGAACGAAATCGACAGACTAATCCTGACAAGACCATGATCCTGTTCTTAACCATCGCCATCGGTCTGGCTTATCTGACCATCAGCTTGACGATCCAGAAGATCATTGACCTGAGCCAAGAGATCAGCCAAGACCTGCAACAGTTCCTTCCAAGGAGCAAACAAACCACCATATCCGGCAACTTCCAGATGCCATTAACCCACAACATCAAAACAAAATGATCCTGATTATCGGACTATCCCTGCTCGCATTGCTCATGCTTTCCGTCACCTTTGAACAGCGCCTCGATGAATGGCGTGATAACGTCAGAGATGATGGACAAGACCTTGAGCCGATCAAGTGGGAGAAATATGACAAAAAGTGATTGCGATTCCTGCATGATGATGTAGGATATCGGAGTTGAGCGATCAACAATGGAGTAACGACCATTCAAACCACAAAACAAAATGCGGCCTTGAGATGATGTCTTGAACGGGATTTTTCCCTATTGTTACCAAGATGTCACCAAGGCCGCGCCTGTTTAATACGATGAAAAGATTTACTGAAAATCAGAAGTGGGACGATCCGTGGTTCATGGATCTCCCGATGGAATACAAGGCACTCTGGCTTTGGCTTTGCGATAAATGCGACAATGCCGGGGTGATCGAGCCATCACTGAGATTGGCATCCTTTCAAATAGGGTTTCAATACCCTATGGATAGCCTATCTAGGTTTGGAGATCGAATTGTCCAGATCGAGAAGGAAAAGTGGTTTCTGCCGAAATTCATTCAGTTTCAATATGGAACGCTTTCTAAAGATTGTAAGGCACATAATCCGGTTTTCGTCAGTTTGGAAAAGCATGGAATAGATGCAACTAACTTGCAAAAGAAAGGGTATCCAAAGGGTATCCATACCCTACAGGAAAAGGATAAGGAAAAGGATAAGGATAAGAATAAAGAAAAAGAGCTTTTCCAAATGCCGGAAAACGCAACCGAGAAGGATGCTCTGATCAAGGGGTCAGGGAACAAAAACAAGAAGGCAAAGTTCAACACGCCTCTCATGGTCAGGATCGGGTCATGGTTTGGGAGACGAGAGGACACGATCTGGACAAACCAAGAGGTTCAGGCATTGATCGACGCAGCCCCGACACCTGCCCAGATTGACGGCATGGAGAACTTTTACCTGGCTGAGGAGACAAACCCGCCAACCCTGCATCACAAGCATTCGATGATTACCATGCTGAACCAGTGGAACACCGAGCTGGACAAGGCACGGAAATACGCCTTTGAACAATCAAAACGAAACCAATGAGCGATTTTAACACATACGAGAACGACGAGATGTTGCAGATGCCACATAGCGTCCAATGCGAGAAGGCAACCCTGAGCGTGATTCTCAACAACCCACACAAGCTGGGGGAAACGCCTGACCTAACCGCAGATTTTTACTACCTTCCACAGAATCAGACCTTTTACGAGGTCATCTGCGATCTGGTGGCTGCCAATAAGCCGATTGAACCTGTCTCGGTGATGCAGCACCTCCTCGACACCGGAAGGCTGGAGAAGATCGGCGGCCCAGCTTATCTGGCAGAGATCATGACTTATCAGCCCGGCGAAAAGGCATTTGAGCATCACATCTCAGTCCTTCGGGAAAAATACGCTTGCAGGCTGGCAATCAAGGCAGCTCAGGAAATCAACAGAATTGCCCATTCTGCCCCCGACCCTGCCGAACTGGTAGAAGTTACCGGAAATCCCGTGCAAGCGATTCTAGACGTATTGACGGCTTCAAAACCAGCACCTGACGCACAACAGCTCGCCAAGGAGTGGATCATCGGCTACGAAAAGCTCCTGAAAGGCGAAAAACGACCGATGGGATGGCTAACTGGGATCGACGAGATCGACACCGCAGTCCGTGGTCTGCACCCAGGCATGATGGGAATCATCAGCGCAAGATCCTCTGGAGGAAAATCAACCCTTGCAACCCAGATGATGTGCGGGCTGGGATCACCAGATACGCCAGTGGCGTATTTCCCACTGGAGGGATCAGTCTCAGCAGCCTTCACCCGGTGCATCATCCAGCTTTCTAAACTGCAAGCAACCTGTATCACATCGCCTTTGGAATATGCCCAGATGCAGGGCAGGAGATCCATCACCAAGGAGGAGAAGGATAAGATCGTCATTGCCTTGGGTAAGCTGAGATCCGGTGGGTTCCATTTCGATCCACCAGCAAACCGGAACATCCAAACAGTCGTTTCATCCATCAGGAGGGCGCACCGGAAACATGGCATTAAGGTGGCTTTCGTCGATTATGTCCAACTGATCAAGGGAGAGCGTGGTCTGAGCAAGGAGCAGGAAATCATGGGGATATCCAATCAGATTCAGGAATTGGCTGCGAACCTAGGCATCTTTATCTGCGTGATGAGCCAGGAGAACAACGATGGTGAGACAAAACACGCACGGGCCATCGAGGAGGACTCTGACTGGACGATCTCGATTGTGCAGGGGCAAGACAAGAAGGCTGAGGATTACAAGCAGCACAAGCACATCCTGATCACTAAAGAGCGGCACAACGGCATGGCTGGGACGAAACTACCATTGGTTTTAGATCGACCATTCGTCAGATTTGTGACCAAGGAGCCGGAGGATGACGATCAAGCAGACAAGCCCAGACGGAACTACGCCAACTTTTAACCCGGCACAGACCATCAAAATTTACTTTACAAACCAGAACCAGACCATAGAAAGAACACACCATGACAACATATCATTACGAGACAGAGAGCCACATGAGGGCAAATCACCCTTGGATCGCCAATCACCTGGCCACCATTGCCAATGAGCAAGACGGCATCATGACAGCCCAGCTTAATGGGGTAACATACAGCTGGGGGTCCGCTGCATCGCGTGGTTCTGCGTCAAACGAGGTGAGACATGAGAACGCTTGAAGACGAAGAAGACCCCTTCATTCCAACTCCGTCAGAGGCTCGTCGCTTCGGGCGGCTGGACAAGATGCCGGAACATAAGCGACTGAAGGCAACAGTGCGGATGTTTTTGGATGCGATCAGGTTTGTGCCGATGCGGGCGGTTGACTGCGATCAACTTCTGGTAAGTGAACTGTTGAACCGCCTGCACGATGAAACAAAACCGAGCCGCAAGAAGAAGCGTCGCGCAAAGTGACGCAGAACGCCTAAATCCTCGCACCGATGCCAGCCGCCCTACGACTTCCGCTTCCTGCTACCGGCTTCCCGGCTGGTATCGGTTGCGAGCGATGCCTTGTTGTGCTTCTTCGCTTCTCGGACGATGACGGCAAGGAAAAGCTCCTGCTGCCACATGGGCGGCTTACGGGAACCATCAAGCCAAGCGTAGGCCGTCTGGCGTGGACAACCCAAAGCGGCAACGATCATTGCGGCGGAATACGGGGCGAGAGAATCAGCGAAGGACATGGGCAAATCCTACCGCAGAAAAAAAAGTATGCAATGCAGAAAATAAATCTTGCCAAGTGTCCACAATGCAGACAATATCCGCGCATGTCCAACACCACTACCACTACCGCCGAAGAAACCACCACATGCCGCTGCTGCGGAGACTACACCTACTCGAAATTCACGATCTGCGATGAATGCGAGGATAATCAATCCGCCATCGCCCGTGGCGAGTTCCACGATCCCGACTTGCTAGCTCGCGACAATGAAGAGCGCCAATGGTCGCGCCGCTGGTAAATCAAAAAAGGCGGGGTTCAATCCCCCGCTAACTTGCAAAAATATGAAAAACACACCATGGAGACTGAATAGAGACGCTAAAGACCGCCCAGGAGTCTATGACAGCTTGGGTAATCGTGTGGCGGATTGCGATAGCAGCATAATGCTCAGTGACGAAGAAAAGCGCGCAAACGCAAATCTAATTGCAGCCGCGCCTTTGCTATTGGACGCACTTCAAGAACTTCGTGACTGGTATCGAGACAATACAGGATTGCCTGCCTCGAAAGCTAATGCAGCAATATCTTTAGCATTAAGATAAAATTATGAATATGACCCATAAACAAGAAAAAGCTTATATCTTCCACAAAAAATTAGGGTGTGAATACTCACACGATGAAGGGGATTGCGTTATTATGCAACTATGGCAGCAATCGACCATAGAATCTCGGGTTCTTTGCGCTGAATTTTCTATTGACCAAGAAGGTATTATAAAACCTTTATTTTTAATTTCGCACGAAACAAGCGCTGCCGCCGGCAGCCAAGGAAACGCCAATGAGTGAAACTGGAGAGCTTTTGCCGGTCGGTTCAGCCGCGGCTTGTTCGCCTTGCGGCGGGATGGGAAGTCACCATTCCGCCAGGGCCGACAAGGACGAATGGTTGACGCCGCCCGATCTACTCCGCGCCCTCGGTCCCTTCGATCTGGATCCGTGCTCGCCGGTGAATCGCCCGTGGCCAACCGCCGCACAGCACCTGACATGGCAAGACAACGGACTGCTGGCCGAATGGAAAGGCCGCGTCTGGTGCAACCCGCCGTATGGCCGCGAGGCTGGCCGCTGGCTCGCCCGATGCGCGGAGCATGGAAACGCAACCGCCCTGATCTTCGCACGGACTGAAACCGCCGACTGGCAAGCGCATGTGTGGGCAAAGGCGGATGCGATCCTCTTCCTCTTCGGGCGGCTACACTTCCACCATGTGGACGGTCGTCGCGCTGCCGCGAACTCTGGCGCACCATCCGCGCTGATCTCCTACAACGCCGAAAACACCCGCTTCTTGGAAAACTCCCAACTGCCGGGGCGGCTAATCCGTCTGGCGAACAGCCAAGCACAGCCGCCAAAGGTCGACTGATGCGACCTGTTCGGAAATTTAACTGATTAGAATTATGAATACAGAAACAGACACACCTAGAACAGATGAGTGGCTAGCAGAAGAAAAGCGGAATCCCCGTCTTAGTGGATTAGGTAACTGGCTAGATTATTGCAAGCTACTTGAACGCGAACTCAACGCCGTGACCGAGCAGCGCGACAGGCTGGCTGAGGCTTTGCGGGATATTATGACATTTGATTTTTCTGATGGGCAATGCGACTCTGGATACTCACCTATCTATGTGGCCATTAAAGCCCTCGCCGCCGTGGAAGGAGGGAGCGATGAGTGAAGAAGAACAAAGAATAGCGATTGCGGAGGCTTGTGGGTGGGAGAAAAAATACAGCAGCATGTATGATAAAAAATGCTGGTATAATAAATTAGGAAC